TAGCCCCGCCGCCGGTTATCAAAAAGAAAGGAATGGAATTTCTTGGATATTCTTCCATAACAGCCGCGGCAAGAGAAAATAACATCAACACCACCACGCTTTTTCAAAGGCTGAATAACGGCTGGTCACCGGAAGATGCGCTGTACACGCCAATAACTCCAAATGACGGAAGCAGGCGTTGGACTGCTTGACTATGTATGCGACAAGTCTTATATACGGGTTACACCAACTAGGGAGAACCGAATGATTGATTTTGATACCGAAGAGCTCAAGACGATTGAGCGGGGCATGACCATCATGCGTGGAGTTCTGCCAGAAGCGGACGAAGATTGGAAAATCGCGGGCCGCATCCAGCAGATGATTGAGAACAGACCACCGGAGCCGGAAAGCTACCCGCTGCCAATTGTTGTCGTCGATATCATTGACAAGGTCAGTGAACTGTCCACGGTCCTCGGTGCTGTCACCTCAATCCGCGGCGATGGCCGCATGATGGCATGGGCCGGTAAAGACGACTACTGGTTCTGGCTTGTCATTGAGCAGGGCGACGGCAAAAACGATTTCCACGTCCTGATCGACGAATCGCAAGCGCCGGACGATCTTCTTTATAATGCTGTCGGATACTGCGTGTATCACAATATCAAGCATAAGTTCGCCTTCGATGAAGACCGAGAGAAGCTCGGAGTTCTCGGGTGGGGCTTTGATCAGCACATGGGGGACAAAAATGCGTAAGAAAGAAGAGTTGTTCGATATTGCCCGCGACATGGAGTACACTGATGCTGTGGCCGCAGTCTCCAGCGCAATCAACGCGCAAACGTCTACCATTGCAGCCAAGGGCGACTATAGCCGTGAGGCCGTCGAAGCAGCAGAGAAACTGCTTGCGGCGTGGTTAAGGGTGCAACGCGGATGAGTGACGACGAAGATCTCGAAAAGCAGTTCGACTACGCAGGCAACGAAATGAACGCCCTGCTGGACGAAATGGAAAACGACGGGTTCAACACGGGCGCAGTGCTGGGTGGTGCCCTCACCGCCCTCCTGTTCCGGCTCGTCGTCCAAAGCCCTAACGGCAGCACCGCCATAGGAATGCTGTCGTCCGCAATGCACCAAGCGGCAACCATTGCCCGTGCATATGATGCGGAAGAGGAGACCAAGCATTGACGAAACGAATGCCCATGAAGACAGGCGACGAATATGACGCCCTGACAAAATGGAAAAAGTTTCTGCGGTGGAGAGCCGGTCAACGCAAAAAGATAAAACGGCTCTATAATAAAAAAGAAAGACGGTGGCTGGACAAAAATATTTGACAGTCACTTTTTCGTGTCATATGTGTGGGAAAAATCTTATAGGAGGATCAGATGACAAAGCTTAGTGACCACCAAGCAGCAGCCGCGCTGCTGAACCAAGCTATCCACGCCGTCAACGATGTGTGGCTGGAAGCAAACGAAGTGAGTCGGCCTCTGCTTACCGAAGCCGAAAACAAACTTCACGAAGCGCAATCCCTGATGCTAACCGCGAGAATGAAAGATGAGGAACCCGATTAAAATCCGTGACCCGCGGTTCAAGCTGCGGGTTATCAAATCCAAGAAAATCTATTCAAGAAAGGGGCGCAAAAAGCGCCCTTTTCGTTTTCTTTTAATAACCACGCAACAGTCTTCAAGCAGCATGAACGACGGGGGAGGTCGTGTCTGCTACAACTACGGGGTTGATCGGCGAATATATCACCCTTGCTGCCATCCTCGAGCAGCCGGGATGGCGCGTGGCACACGCAGCCCAAGACGCTGTCGATTTAATCGCGTGGAACGGTGACCTGTTCATGCGGGTGCAAGTAAAATCCGCACACCTCAGAAAACAAAAAGACCACCGCCCCGTGTATCAATTTCAAAACGGCGCAGGCCGGATGAAAAAAACCCTGCCAACCCTAGAAAAGTTCGACATCCTCGCTCACTGCGCTATCGACCAACGGCGCGTACACTTCCAAGCCGCCTGCTGCGTTAACCAATACAGCCAACGCCGGGCACCAAGCTGGTTCGACAACTCAATGCTCGAATACGAAAGCTGGAACAAAGCCGTCGAAATCATAAAGGAATCTCGAGGGGTGTGACATAGTGTCGCACCCCTTATTTTGTCGCATATGGTATAAGATAAGTCGCATATGGGATACAGGTTCTAACCCGTTGATATATAATGGAATAATAAGAAGAGCGGCAAAACAAGCCGCCGACGCTGTTTCAAATCGTTAACAACTACGGGAGGTCAGTATGACTGACACCAAAGACTGGGTGCTGCCCAATGGCTTCACCTTCCTCGCTTCCACCGCCGGGCTCTACGGCTCTTGGGCAAAGGCTACCGATCCGGTAACCGCGGCCCGCGATGCTGCTAAAGCTAATAGCTCGTCATACCCACAATGGGTTTCCGTCTGGTACGTGCCAGACGAAACGACAAGCATCACCGGCTTGGGCGGCATGTCTTGGCTACCGGAAACGGCAGACAAGATCGTGCCCATCGGATTCTTTGAGCTGAAACGTAACTCAATGAAACCGTCCCGCGATCCGCGGCTCACGCATCAGGAGTTCATAAAGAACGAGCTGGCGCAATTCGAGCACTCGCACAAGCACTGGAAGGAAGCGCAAAGTCAATAAACACTAGGGCTCCGCTTCGGCGGGGCCCTTTTTTGTTGCGGTATACATATATAGGGAAAAAATTAGAAAAAATAAAAAACACAAAAAATATGGTGTAACTGACGTAACTTATGTAACCGTACTCTGTAACCCTTACTCAGTAACGATTACAGGAGATCAGGAGGGTTACATATTTGGTTACACCTCTATGTTCAAATATGTAACCAAGGAAATGACCTTATGGGGGGTCGCGGGGGTTTTTCAAAAAAATATTTTTTGCTCTATATAAGTAAGACCTGTATTACTATGGGAGTTGACCTTTTTAACTAGGGAATCCTGATGGCAGTAAAGAAGCGAGCATCGAAGATAGACGGCAAGCCCCGTGAAACCCGAGGGCGTCCCCCGGTCACCGTCGCGTCACCTTTGACCCGGAAGCAGGAGCTTTTTGTAAAAGAGCTCGTCAGCAAGGACGGTCAGATCACTTTACGGGAAGCGGCGATTAATGCCGGGTACTCTGATAGCTCTGCTCACACCCGAGCATACGAGCTTACCAACCCGCATATCTCCCCGCATGTTGTGGCGGCAATTCAGTCATACCGTCGCGAGCTCGATGAGAAATACGGCGTCACTTACCAAAGGCACCTCAGAGACTTGCAGCTTATTCGGGACACTGCTTTACAGAACGGCGCTTACTCGGCGGCCGTGCAGGCTGAATACCGACGGGGACAGGCGCAGGGGGATATCTATGTCAGTAAATCAGAGATCCGTCACGGCTCGATAGATAGCATGAGTAAGGACGAGGTTTTGAAGGCGCTTGAGGAGATAAAGAATAGCTATGCCCCGGTCACAATCGACATCACCCCGGATGATGAAAATGCCTCCAATCGCGACAAAACGAGAGGCAGGCTTTTACAAACAGGTGAAGGAAGCAGCGCAGAGGTCGAAGCGGAAGCTTCTTTTGACGAGGATTGAAAATTACATTGGGGCCGGTATTCCGGACCTGATGATTTGTGATGAGAGCGGCCAGCTTCATCTTGTCGAGCTCAAATACATTACTGGCAATGCTGTCCCGCTGCGGCCTAGTCAGGTCGCTTGGTTATCTCGCCATCAACACGCTAGCTGTTGGGTTCTAATAAAGCGCCAGACTAAAGCCACCGAGCCGTCGGAATGCCTTTTGTATCCGGCAGCAGCCGCGGTTGATCTAAAGATGGACGGCATCGAAAAGGTCGAGCCTTTGTTTAGGTGCCAGCAGCCGTTTCACTGGGACACCATTTTTGACTTGATATCTCCCACATAATCCCATATAAACGGGGGACGAAGTAACAACGGGAGATTTCGATGAGTAAACAAGTTCTATATGCCGGGGATCAAATGAGACTTGGCAACACTATTAAGGCGCTGGCGGATATGATCCACATGTTTGAGGTGTTCGATCAAAACGTCCAAGGCAAAGGGGAGTTTTCTGGCGTGGGTGTTTTGGCTCCGATGAAAATCCATAACCACCCGGATAACCCTGAATATAATCCGAATGCCGCTACCCACATGAACGAGGATAGTGATTTTGACAAAATCGAGCGGTTGCGAAAAATCGCTCGGGTTGTTGGTGATATTCGTGAGAAATGGGTGATTGCCTGATGTTCCTGCTCAAAATTTTAGGTCGGCTTTTGTATGGTCCATATTATGATGAAATAGAGCGGCCGGAAAAAACTACGCCGCCGCCAAAATCCCGGCCCCGGAAAAAATAAGAAATTAGGCCCGTTATATTGACGGGCCTTTTTCTTTGGTTTATGTATGGGAGAAATCTCAGTTATTACGGGAGCAATAACAATGTTAAAAACTACAGCCTTGAGCAGCGCAAAAAAGACGGCAGGCTGCGCCGTTACATACCGGGCCGGGAGCTCGGAAAAATTTGGGACCTGTCCGGCCTCTTGTGAATTGAACCCCGAGGGCCGGGGCTGCGGCGAGGGTCAAATAGATTTTGATTATCTCGACGCCGTTTTAGACGCAAAACCCCGCGGCGGTTTTTCGTTTACCTATTCCCATTTTCATCCGCTTTTTTGGGCGCATAAATTGAGCCCTGAAAAAACAGTGATCAATTACAGCGCCGCCGATCCGCAAGCCGCCTTGGTCGCGTATGAGCTTGGCAACGCCCCGGTTGTTACCGTTGTAAAGCCTGAATATTGGATATCCGCCCCGGCTTATGAATACGAGCTCGGGGTCGCGGGCCTGCATAAATATCGGCGGGTTTCTGGCGTTCGGATCGTTCGATGCCCGGAAGAATACGGCGCGGTCGGGGGCTGCGCCGACTGCGGCGGCCCGGCGGGCCCATTGTGTGCTCGACTGAACCGCGATTTTATTATCGGGTTTTCCGCGCATGGTGTTAGCAAGAAAAAAGCCGCCACTGATGACCCGGGCGGATGTTATGCAGCGGGCGGCAATACGGCCTTGCATTGGAACGCGACCGCAAATCAGGAACAAAAAGAAACCGACGCCGAGCGCTTGCGGGCTTTTGTTAAAACACTGCCCCGGGGCAGGACGATCCGCCACCATGTCGCGGGAGATATTGGCCTCGATCAATAGGCCCGCAGCCGCCCCCTTATATAGGCCCGCCATCCGGCGGGCTTATTTTTTGGGAAATTAACTTGCACCGGGCGGGATAATGTGGGATAAAACCCATACGGCCCAAGCCGGGCCGCATTTTAACGGGAGCATAAACAATGCAAAACATCATCGAAAACAACACCGCCGCGCCAGTGACTGGCGCATATCAAACCGACGCCCTGCGGCACGGGATCGGGAATAGCACGGTTTCGTCTAATTGGTGGAACCGCCCGGCCGACGAGCGGTTTTTATCCCTCGACGATTTGGTCGCATTTAAAAAGGCCGATGCTGATCAAATGAACAACAAAATCGTAAACACCCACAAAATGCAGGTTATTGGCCTGCCGGATGAATCGAGCCCGCTCGCCCCGGGGGACATTATGATCGAATACACCGACGAGAACGGGCAGGAACATCTAAACAAACCGACAAATTGGTCCTTTAATCAACTGGCCAATTTAGCCGGAGCGCCTGCAAAATATCTGCGGGACCTTCCGGCACCCATTGCCGCCGATGCTATGCAATGGGGCTTGCGGTATAATCGCAGCCGCGACCTTGTGAAGGCATACGGGCACGGCAGCGAGGGCGGCGAGCTTAGAGCCACCACCGGCCCGGATTATGGCCGCATCTTCGATTTTGAAATGGCCCAAACCATCCGCAAGGTCGCAGGGGATCAGGGTTTTAAAATCCCCGGCATGATGACCGGCGCAGCTAATGGCCGGGCGATCTATGACCCCTTTGTGCCGGTAACAAAGGACACCACCACATTGTTCGCCAGTGACCGAGATATGTTCGTTTTTCTGGTGGATGACACTAGGCCCATTGAAATCGGCAAGCTTGAGAACGGTGACCCTGATCTAGTTTTCCGGGGCTTTTACGCATGGAACAGTGAAACCGGCAGCAAAACCGCAGGCATTGCGGCAATGTATTTGCGGGGCGTCTGTATGAACCGCAATTTGTGGGGCGTCGAGAATTTTCAGGAAATCAAAATCAGGCACACAAAATTCGCTCCGGATCGTTTTGCAACCGAGGCCGCCCCGGCCCTGCAATCATTCGCGCATGGTTCGACCACTGATTTTATGGCGGGAGTAAAAGCAGCGCAGGACGCAAAAATCGCCAGTGACGAGGCCGAAGCCCTTGAGTTTTTGCACCGCCGGGCCGGGCTTAGTAAAAC